AAATCTTTTTCAAAGAGGACCAATTGATATTGAAATCCGTCTTCGTACTTGGGCTTCTAATGCAGTTGATTGTCTCTATAAGACAATGTTTCTTGAAGCTGCTGATCTCATTCAAGATTTGAGAAAGAAGTATAAGGATAAAAATAAAGCACAATACCAATATTTGAGCGGGCGCGGAAGAAAGCATAATGATGATGAGACAGACCTTCAAGGAAAGGGTAAGGAACAATGAACTTAACGATAGTTTTATTAGAAGTGTTATTACAATGAAGGCATTCTTATCAGGTGTATTATTGATTGTAGTATTATTAGGTATTATGATTTTTCTTAGTGGATGTCCGTCAGCAATTGAGCTTATTTTCTTAGCTCCTCCGGGGTAGATTTTTATGTGTCCAGTATGTTATTTCCCACTGTTAATTTCTATCCTCAGTGCATTAGGATTAACCACTGCCCACATATGGATTGATGAAAATCCATTTATTTCGGGTGTAGCGGTTGGTGCTGGATCAGTAGCACTAACTTGGGGGCTTCATAAACTATATAAATATTTTATTAAAGGGGCCGAATAGGAAAGTCACTTTGACTATTAAGTTAGTCAGTGAAACGTGGGTTCGATTCCCACCGGCTCCACCAATTTGAAGGGAGTATCTAATGCCGACCGTCGGAAAAAAGAAATACGCATATACCAAGGCCGGATACAAGAAGGCCGGGGCTGCCGCGAAGCGGACAGGAAAGAAAATGAAACAGGGAAAGCGAGCGGGAAAGAAGAAGAAATAGAAAAGGGGGGCTAAAAGCCCCCTCTTTTTTACTATATACTCTGTACGCTCCTGTGTTGCCCATACAGGGGCGTTGTCTATTTTAGATACCCACCCTACCGGGGACCCTCTTCAACCCATATACAGCCTCAAAATCTGGGGCCATTTTATGGGACTTCGTATATTTTTCTACGGTTTTTAGGATCGGCAGCCGAACCTCCAAACTTTTTAGTTTCTCGTGTCCAAATTCTCGATCTTAATCCTTGAAGCCATCGGAGAGACCACCACTTGCTAGCCCTCTTTCGCATCAATGCCCCTAACATTTCATCGGCATAGCTCCTCTCAACTTTGAGTCTAACATGCCCATACGCATAAGTTGATACAAGGCATCGTGAACGAGAGAGGGTGTCATAATAGATTTGTTATCAAGCCAGTCCCATGTCGGGCCACTCGGTCCATCCCAAGCATACCCCTTTCTAATGAACAGCTTGCCATTACAAAATAAAATTATCCAAGGTGTGACAGCATTATCTTTTAGTTGTATAGACGTCTTGATAATAAAATCTTCTTCGACCTGATATTTATATCCCTCTGAGAATTTCATTTTATTGCATCAACGCTGTTTTGATAACCCATAATACATTCCCAAATACACCTGTGAATACAACCCAGAGTACTTTTTGCATTTGAGTAATTTTATAGTCAAGGTGAGCTAAATGATTTTCTTTAATATTTTCAATATCATGTTTAATTAGTTTTAGTTCACCGTGAATCTCAATAATTTCTTCTCTATTGCTTTGAACTTTATCTTCCATGAGTTATCTCTTTTATAGATAGTCTTGACTATCCGGCTAGGGCCACCGCCTGATTTCATTACTTGTCTCGGTTTCTATTAAGATGTCCATCAGTCTCTCCGTTATGACGCCAAGGCAGTTGGATATTTGGCGGTAAAGTACGCTTTAAGAGCAGCGTCGTCTGACCCAGTTATAGGGGTGATAGCGGCCCCGCCATAAACAACTAATTCAGCAATTTCAAAATTTGCCCCGCTTGACCCGTCCACCTGTGCCCCAACACATAGGCCGGTCATGGCGGCTGATGAGTCGCCGTTGTCCTCGCCGGTAATTGCGGTGTCTTCATTGATTTGATTAAACGAGGCGGTATCATCATGGTCGTTCCAAGAATTGAACAGGAAGAAAGTCCCGGATGCGGGAGCAGATGTCGTGGTATTTTTGTTGTTCGCTAATTCAACTTCTGGTGATGGCCCTTGTTGTAACGCGACCGATCCACCAGAAAACGTAATCAATATTAAGTCATCGCCATCCGTGTGCGACACGTTATTCATAATCATATAAATGTGCGGGTCCGCAAAGGCGGTGATGCCTGATACTATTAGTCTTTCTGCCGCTCCATCGAATTGAACAACGGGGAGATTCTCTACCCCCGATCCACCATCAGCTACCCATAACGGAGCATCGCCCGGGACTAAGTGGTGTCCGTCGCCACTTAGGTCCGTCCATGAGGTTACGTCGCTAGAAGTTAGGCCCACTGTCGCCGCATCGTAATGCGCCACAAGGCCAGTAATTGTAGGTAACGAAAGGGCAGAAATGGTCGCACCACCAGCGGGTAATAATAAACTCATTGCAATGCCACCACATGAAGATGTTGGAACGCACCATTCACTGTTGAATAAAGAAAGAAATCATGCCCGTTGGTAGTCGTCAGACTGTCGCCTGTTACGATGTCATAGCCACTGGTGGTCAGCGATCCAGCAGAGGAGTCATTTGTGTACTGAACCACGATAGTTGATAGCTGACTTTGTGGTGCCACAGTGTGCGCCCCGTTGTTAACACCCTTCTGGAAGTTGCCGTTATCGGCGTCGAGAGTTTCGGTTCCACTGGCGTTGGTGCCAAGGTCGTAGACCGTCTGTTGGGAACAGCCGAAACCCGTGCCGATTACAATGCCACCTGTGCCATTGGCGCTCAATGTAAGTGCAGTATTGGTTTGGACAGCGGTTATTGAATCGGCCTTCAGCGTGGACATTCATTTTCTCCTTATTCTGGCGGCGTCGGCCACGTTGGGTCAGCGGGGTCTGCTGTATTGGCAGGGAGGTTCCTGAGTGTTTCCCTGTACGTTGCCCAAGTAGCTTTAACTTCATCCGTAAGAGGCGAGTCAGCGCCCTGTGTCCAATCACTTTCAGTTAGTTTAGTGTTACGTTCTGTACGAAAAGAAGCCCACAGGACCATAGCATTTCTTTGATCACTCCCTTCCTGATCAAAGGTAACCGTCTTAGCAACGGGGTCTACAACCTTGTACCCATGACGGCCAACGGGGTCGAGGACAAAGAAGGCATCAGGGTGGCCTTCTGAAATCATAATGTCGCGGAGTTCAATCGCCCTTGCTTCATCGTCAGCAGATGCTTCATGCGTAACGATGTTATCTCCATTCCAATCTGCTACTACTAAATACTTCATTATGAATGCGCCTTTCTATAAAGAAGAAAGTCCCCTGTGAAAGTGTTGGAACCAATTGTTTCAATTCGCATGGCAGTATGGGTAGCTGCGGCGCTAGAACCATGATTAAAACCCATTCCAGCAACATCACTAACGTTGCGATAAACAAGGCTTGCTGAACAGCCCGTTGAAACGGAATCACCTGGATGATATAGATACCATCGTGGCGAAATCAGTTCGGTAGCCGCAACCCCGCCAATGCCGTGGCAGGTACACATCAGGCCAACGGTTTCTAAATTGTTTTTCCACTCCTCCGAGGTGCCTGAAGCGGCTACGCCTTGATTTACATACCCGCTAGTAACAAATGTAGGACCGCCACCAGTTCCTAATTGAAGAACGATATTATCGGCCTCTGTAATATCAGCGTCGGGGAGAATGTTTACGCCTACAATTTCATAGTCATAAGCGGCTTCAATGGTGTGTGAGAAGGTGACTGTTGCTGATGTACTTGCAGTCTGCTTCTCAACGAAAGCCCAAGCGCCGCCACCAGAGGCCGCCTCTGTCTCCACCGACATGACCTCAACCGTGTTAGCCGCCGTGGCATAACAGATAAGCCTGTCGCCCGTGGCTGTGGTCAGGTTGGCCGCGCCGGGGAGTTCGATCCCAGAGCCGTGGGTAATCGTTAAAGCACCATCGAACTGCAACATAAAGAAGTTACCGGATTCAACCGTCATCGCGGCAAAGTTTGTCGTTCCGGTTACGTCGAAATAATTGCCGTCAACGTCAATGACCAACGGAGAAGCCGAAGCTATGTCACCGCCCTTGGTCATCTTTAAAGTAGAGGCAATGCTAACACCCCCGGTTCCCAGCCCGTCAAGGCTGAGATCACCATTTGTGCTGACTGCCGTGATTGCGTCTGTCTTAACTGTACTCATTATATCACCGTAAATGTTGCGCCACTAGAGATCGTTAAAGTCACTCCAGAAGCAACCGAGAAGGGGCCAGCCGCACTACCGTTATCGGTAGCTACCATAGTTTGAGAAGTGTCTAGCGTTTGTTGGTTGACGCGAATGATGTCGCCAGAATCACCTACAGACGCCCCTGAAGCACCTTCACCAAGGAAAGCACCGCCGCCCCCACCTCCTGGGGCCGTGCCAGCTAGGCTCCAACCTGTCATGCGGTAATCACCTGTATCGTATTCTACGAACTCCACTTCATCGCCAGCTTCGGTAGTGAAATTAGTGGCTCCAGCGAGGATCAGGTCAGTTGAATCATGTGTCAGCGTGACAGCACCATCGAAGTGCAATTTAATTAAAGTTCCTGGGCCGCCAGTGGTATTGATGCTCGTTATCGTAGTCGTCCCCGTAACATCGAAATAGTTTCCATCTGTCAGT